TGTCCGCGAGCACCGTCGGCACCCAGTCCTCGTTCGCGCCGTCCATGTACATGGACCAGCCGACCACGCGGATGCCGCCGGTGGTGTTCGTGCTGGTGCCGGTGAACGGCATGAGGCGCACCAGCGTCGGGTGGTCGAGGGACGACTCGTACAGGACGTTGGTCGTCGGCTTGGTGCCGAGCGTGCCGTACGCGCCGTAGGTCGTTCCGTCGCGGGTCAGGGCCTTCCACTGCCACCGGGGCTGGTGGGTCGACAGGAAGGCGCCGACGGCGCTCCCGGTGACAGACGTGGACAGCGCGTCCCCGCCCTTGGTGACGATGTTGGGCTGGATGTTCATGGCTTGGTGTCCTTGTCGAGCCGGATCTCGATGCGGTCGAGCCGGCTGGCGTGGTGGTCGAGGGTGGTGCTCATGCGCTCCATCATGCGGACGATGCCGACGTGCATGGTGAACACCACGGTGAGGATGGACGCGACCAGGCCGATCAAGCCGAGCCAGTCCTTGAACGAGAGTGAAACGATCCGGTCGTCTCGCATGGTCATGTCTGTGGTTCCGTCGCCCGGAAGAAGCGGGGGTGGACCCGAAGGCCCACCCCCGCCGATCCGGGGGCTGAAGAGGGATCAGTACACCTGGATCACGCCCGCCGACCACGGGCAGATGATGCCCATGCCGGCCATCATCTGGGCCTTCATGAACTGCGTGTTGCGCCGCTCGTCGGCCTCGACGTACGACCGCAGGCCGGACGCCTGAACCATGCCGATCGCCGGGCTGCCGGTGTCGGCGCCGCACAGGGCGACGGCCACGGGGCGGCCACCCGCCTGCGTGGAGCCGTCGAACAGGCCCTGGTACTTGCCGCCGGTCGTGCCGGAACCGGACGTGTACGCGATGGCCGCGTCCTCGCCGGTCAGGCTGTTGCCGGTCAGGTCACCGCTGGGCAGGTGGTTGGTGACGATGACCTTGAAGCCCTCGAGCATCCCGATGACGCGGTTGTTGACGTCGTTCGGGCTGGTGTTCAGGTTCTGGTCGTACGTCGACGGGAGCACCGGCACGCTGGTCAGGTTCGTGCCGTCGAAGTTGGCCTCGAACCGGAGCACGCTCTTGATGTAGGGCGTGATGAACAGGTAGCGGCTGCTCTCCGGCACGGCCTTCTCGTCCATGGCCTGGGCCAGGGACGCGACGTCCGAGCGGAAGTTGTAGGCGCCGCGGGGCGAGAGCTGGTACGCCGAGGCGTCGGTCAGCAGGGTGCTGCCGGAGCCGGACGAGTTGCGCTCGACCTTGTAGCCGCCGCCGTGGAGGCTGGTGACGCTCGCGGTGCGGGCCGCCTTGACCGCGAGGATCGCGATCTTCTTGTCGAGCACCTTCGCGATGCCGCGGCCGAGCTTCGTCGCGAAGGGGGCCAGCACGTCGAAGTGGCTGATCTCCATGTCGCGGAAGGGGACGTCGAGGGCGTTGACGAGGATCTCGTCCACGACGACGTCGGCCGAGGCGGTCTTGATGCGCGGCGAGCTGACCGTGTTGTTCAGCACGACGCCGGGGGTGTGGTACGACGGGGCCGGGTCGTCGCCGAGGATCGGCCACTGGGCCGAGTTGGCGCCCTCGATGACCTTGACCGAGATGAACTGGCCGGTGCGGTCGTAGAACTGGGTGGACTGCTGGAATGCCTCGAGCACCATGCCCGAGAAGACCTTCAGCGCCAGGCTGTCCGTGGAATCGTGGGCGGACCCGTTCCACGAGGCCAGGATGCGCTCGTAGTTGACGTTGCTCATTGCTTGCTCCGAAAGAGATTCGATTGGGGAAACACGGGGTGACCTGCGGGTGTCCGTGACGTCGCCGGGCCCATTGCTGGGGTATCCGGCCGATCACGGGCCGCGTGTCGGAAAAGCCACCGTCCCGTTCCCGGGACGGAAGCCGCACAGAGAGGATGAAAATCCACCGCCGGCCGAGGCCGGACGGTGGACGCAGGAGGATCAGTTCGCCGACCGGCGACGGGTCGGTGACGGGGCAGCGGCCTCCTCCTGCGCCGCCGGCTGCTCCGCGCCGCGCAGCCGGAGCTGCTCGACCAGGTCGCGGAGCTTCGCGTTCTCGTCGGCAAGAGCCACCGCGTCGGCGGCGATCTCCGCCGTGGTGCGCGGCTTGCCAGTCACCGTCTCGAGGGCCGCGTCGAGCGCCTTCGAGTACGACTCCGGGTGGTAGCCGCGGTGGTACTCGTTGCCCGTGACGTTGTCGATCAGCGTCACGCAGCACTCGCGGATGTCGTTGCGGATCCGCATCCCGGTGATGTACGAGCTGTTCAGCTTCTCGAGCCGCTCGGACTGGCTCGGCGTCTCGGCAAAGACCCTGGTCATCGGTTGATCCCCTGCAAGATGTGCGATGGCGTGTTCGCAAGGCGCCGCTTGGTCGCCTCGTCGAGGTAGCCCTGCCGGCGGGCCGCGGCGAACGCCGCCACGACCTGCGCCGAGTTGGTGAATCCGGGCGCCTCCGCGACCGGCGCGATGCCGGACACCAGCGGCCGTGCCTTGCCGGCGCCGACGGCCTGCTGGTGCATGAACATCAGCTCGCGGATCGCAGACACGGCCTGCGCCGGGTCGTTGAGCCGCGAGTTCATCTTCTCGATGTCGGCCTTCGGGAGGCTGGACGCCGCCCAGTTCAGCACGGTGTCGCGCTGCACGGCACCGCCGGCGATCTCGGTCACCTGCTGCACGACGCGGTCGACCTCGCCCTGCGCGTACTTCACGCGGGCGGCCTCGCCCTGGACGATCCGCTCGGCGAAGGCGCGGCCGATGCCGGCCTTCTCGAGCGCCTCGACCGCCGCCACGGGGAGCTTGCCGTCGGCCATGTAGGCCGTGGTCAGCTCCTCGAGCTTGATGCCGGCCTTCTCGGCGAGCGCCTCCGGGCTGTCGATCCGGCGCTGGCCGATGAGCTTCTGCGCCTCGGCGTACGCCTGCTCGAGCGCCTCCGGGCTGTCGAACTTGCCCGCCCACTTCTTCGGGGTGATCTCGGCGATCGTGGCGGTGTCGGCCGTTGCCGAGACGCCCTTTGATTCGATCCGCACCGCCCCCGGCGTTTCAGCCGGCGGCGATGCGGCCTCTGCCGGCGCTTCAGCCGGCGGGTGTTCCTGTTCCATTCGGTCCTCCTGCTTGCGGTGCAAGCTCGTTCTGCATCACGTTTCCGCTCACGTTGATGAGCTTCTTCTGGGCCTCCATCTCCATCTGCTGCTGGAGGGCGGCCTGTGCCTCGGCGGCGAGCTGTTCGTCGGTCTTGACGAGCCCGGGCTCGTAGATGCCGCTCTGTCGGAGCAGCGTGTCGAACAGCACGCCGATGTTGATCCGGTTCGCCGCCTCGGGACCGAACTGCGCCATCGTGCCGAGGAGCTGGAGCAGCTTGGCCTTGTCGGCCTCGCGGGACAGCGCGGCGATGCCGGTCTGGGCCTCGATGTCGAACGTGCCGCGCGGCATGGACGGCACGAGCCGCTGGCGCTGCATCAGGTACATCAGGCGCTCGACGAGCGGCACCTGCTGGGCATCGGCGATCGGCGCGTAGATGCCGCCGAGCGCGCCCTCGAGCTCGGTCGCGATGCGCTGGACCTGGTACGCGGTCACGCGCTCGCCCTTCGGTGCCGAATCGGCCTCCATGAGCATCGCGACCGCGAGGTCACGGCGCTTGTCCGCGGCCGTCTGGTACACGACCTGGAAGTCGCTGCCCTTGTTGACCGACAGGAAGGCGACGTCCTGGACCTGCCCGCCGACGACCCGCCCCTCGATCACCTCGCCGCTCGGCTTCGCGAGGTCCGAAGCGCGGATCTGGCTGTTGTAGTCGATCACGGGGACGAACTTCGAGCACATCCCGGCGAAGTCGATCAGGCGCTCGTGCAGCTCGTTCAGCGTGCGGACGTCGCCGAGGTTGCTCTCGACGAACCCGCGGCCGTAGTCCTCGCCGGGGGCAAGCTCGTACGGCGTCGCGAAGAACGACGGCACCGGGTCCTCGCTCACGGCGACGACGTTGCCGTTGATCTCCTGCTCGGTCACCCAGACGCGCGAGAACGGCTCCCACCTGCACCGCGTGTAGAGGTGAACCTCGTCGGGCTCGTATCCCTCTCCCTTTGCGGCAAGGTCGATCTCGGTCGCGGCAAGGATCTCGGGTGCAAGCGTCCTCGGGTCGACCTTCTCGCGCACAATGTGGTACTCGACCTCCTGGCTGGAGTCGCGCTTCGTGACGTACTGGTCGCGGCGGAAGACGCGGATGCGGTAGTCGTCGGTCAGCTGCTCGAGCACGTCCCCGGTGACGAGGATCTGCGTGAGCGCCGCGCGCTTCTTGGAGCGGAATCCGCTGCGCCGGCGGTTGGCCGCGCTGCCCATGTCGCTTGACTCAAGCTTCGCCATCATCAGGAGCTCGTACACCGACAGTGCGTTGGCGAACGCATTGAGCTGCTCCGGGTCGACGTCCTTGGAGTAGCGGATGTGCGCCGCCGGCATGAGCCTGAAGAACGGCGTGCCCGGCGGGTAGAGCGCCATGAGCAGGCGTCCCTCGAGGTTGGCGACGCCGCGGCCAGGAAGGCTCGTGAACGTCTCCGGCATCTTCGAGTCGGCCGTCTGTCCAAGCTCCGGGAGGATCCACGGACGGGTGAGGGACGCGCACTGGCGCGCCCGGTCAAGGATCGTCTGCCGCCGTGCGTCGTCGCGTTGCCAGCAGGCTTCGATGTTCTTCATCAGGTTCCGAGCGGGATGTTGAGGCCGACGCCGTAGCGCGGAACGCCGAACGACCTCGTGAGGTCGCGGCGCTGGCGGTTACGGTCATCCGGCTCTGGTGTCGGGAGCGGCTGCGGCGCGCTGTCGGCCGTTTGCTGTGCGGCTGCGGCCTGCCCGGTCGATGACGACGACGACTGTGCGGCTGCGGCCTGCCCGGTCGATGACGACGACGACTGTGCGGCTGCGGCAGCCTGCTCCGCCGCGTACTGCTGCTGCATGGCCGCAATCTGCTGCTGAAGCGAGGACATCTCGGCATCCTGCGCGATGAATCCGGAATACCTGTCCCGGGACTGCGCCCAGAAACCCTGGTTGAACTGCACGATCTGTGACGAGCTCATTCCAGAGTAATTCGGTGATGTTCCGCCGAACATTCCCCAGTCAGACGACAGACCCTGTGTGGAGGCAGGCTTCGCGGCCTCGATCTCCTCGATGGTCGGCAACGACGAACCGGACTGGATGCGGTCTGCCCAGGTCCGCCACGTCGAACGCTGCTGGGAGGTCGCGTACGGTGCGCTCTGCGCCTTCGTACGCAGCTGCTGCACGGTGAAGTTCCTGTAGATGTCGCGCTGCGCCTGCATCGCCTGCTGCTGCGTAATCAGTTCAGCGAGGCGCTGCGACGTGGTGGGCGGCATTTTCAGGTTCCGAGCGGGATCCGCAGCCCGCCGAGCGTGTTGCTGGAATTGATCGAGATCCCGGAAGTGTTGTTCTCCCGGTTGTCGTAGCCGAGGAGGATCGCGAGCCGGTTGTTGTCCATGGGACGCGAAAGGTCGTTCCTCGTCGCCTGGTCACCACCCTCGGAGATCGGCTTTTCGATGCCGAGCGCAGCCTCTTCCTCGGCCGTCGCGGCTGCGGTCGCCGCAGCTTCGCGGTCCTTGAGGGATGCAAGGCTCGCGGACAGGCTGTCGAAGTACGCCGCCTGCTGCTCCATCATCGCGGCATTGTCCAGGAGCTGCTGCGCCCCGGGCTTGAGCCGACGTTCTGTCCGTGTCTTGGTCCCGCCGAAGAATCCTGCGATGCCGCCGCGGCGCACCTTGTACTTGATTGTCTCGTATCCGGCGTCAGGGCTGCTGCGAAGCGCACCTGCCCTCGAACGAAGCGAGGCCGCCATGTCGCGCGCAAATGTCGGGTCCATGTTCGCCGGGATTCCCGGCATCGAGAATTGGCTCACAGGAGGCCCTCCTTGCGCGCCATCAGGACAAGCTGGTCGACCACCGACCGCTGGCCGGCGGTGAAGTTGATGGCCTGCACGTCGCCCTGCGTGATCGGGGACGAGATCACGACCTTCGGAACCGCACGGTCGAGGTCGGCGATGAGCTGCGCGACGGTGGCGGGCAGCCGTTCGGGGTAGCCCTGCTCGCGTATCGGTGCAGCCATATCACATACCGCGGGTTTACATGGTCACGCGAAGAAGTACTCGCTCCTCCGCACGTCTGCGAGGTCGAGCGAGCCCGTCGCCGGCAGGTCCGGCAGCGAGACGTTATAGCGTCGTTCCCACGACTCCTTGAGGTCGGCCAGCAGAGGCCGCTCGTGGAGCGACACGAACTCGTCCCGCAGCGCGTGCGCCAGCCGGCGGGCCGTCCCGGCGTGCGTCCAGAACGAATCGTGGACCGCGGCGAAATCGATGCCGTCGACCCGGCACCGCAGCGCCGTCAGCATCATGTGGCTGGCGTCGATCGAGTGCACCCAGTTCGGGGCGATCCCGTTGACGTTCCGCCCCAGGTGCTGGTTGTCGTCCTCGTTCGGGACGTCCAGGTGCAGTTCCCACGGGCTGACCGAGGTCTTGATCCGAAGCCGGTGTTGGTTCCAGTACGGCTGGAGCACCGGGAACCCGAGCGGCGTCGTCCACTCGATCGGCTTCGTCCGGTCCTTGAGGACGATCTGGCGGACGGACCCCTTGAGCCACCCCATGATCTCGCTCGCGGCGATGCACTTCTCCCCGATCGACTCCATCGTGACCTTCGCGAGCCACGATGCCGCCTTCGCGACGTCCTTCCGCTCCATCCCGAGCTCGAGGAGCCTCGGCACGAGCTGCTCCCGCGCCCCGGTCCGCGTGACCCCGTACACGCTCGTCATCACGTTCTGCTTCACGACCTTGCGCCACTTGGG